TTAAAGTATCATTTTTATTTTTACCTAGCCATTTGTTTTGTCTAGCATAGGCTCTTCCTTCTCTAGTCCCTAAGTCTACTAATATATAACTATCAGGCAGTCGGTCTTTACTCCACATTTCTCTAGAAGTATGGTAAACAGACTTTTCTTTATCAGTAAATACAAGTTCTCTTTCAGTTAATTCAGGAAATATCTTTCTAGGATTCTTAGCTAACTCTTCTGCTGGATTAAGAATAGTTTGTCTTTCTTTAGATGTTGTAACTGCTTCAGTAACTGCATCTAATTCTTTAGCGTCTGAAGCTGCTCCTTTTATCTCATCAGGAGGTGTAGGTGTTTTTGTTTTAGGAGTAGCTTTAGTTAAATTAGAACCACTTCTTAACAAACCTAGTCCAGCTAATACACCAAAAGCAGCACCGAACTGTGCGCCTGTTTTTACCCTATATCCTTTTACATCACCTTGGTCTAAAAGAGTATAAGCTGCCTCATAACCTGCACCAGCAGCAGAGGAAGCTGCAACACCTGTACCTATCTTAGCAATATTCCTCATGATTTTAGGCTCTATTTTATTAAGAGTATTAACTGCTGTCTTTAAAGCACTAGCACCACCAGCTGTTTTAGCAGTTAAGCCTACATAAGATAAAACACTAAGAGGTAAATCTTTTATCATCTCAGATGTAAATAATCCTAAAGTATATGTAGGATTATCTTTTAACATCTTTAAAAAATCTATAACATCAGGGTCGTTACTATGGTCTATTCCCCATCTCTCGTTCATGCTCTGTCCTTCAACATCCATAGGAGCATCAAAGTCACCACCTAGCTTTTTATAGACATAACTTAAATCTCTAGTAAGTAAAGCTTTTCTTCTTCTCAATTCTTGTATAGTATCGTATTCCTGCTTAGTAAAATCTCTAGTTTCACCTATCTTCCTATAAAGTTCTAGCTCATCATCTACTAAATTAGCTCCAAACTCTATCCATCCTCTTTCTACAAACCACTTCTGCATCAAAGGCTCATCTTCTGTGTATGCTAAATTAGATATAACCTGTCCTGTTAAAGCAGAAGTCGCCCAAGAACCAAAAGAACCATAACCTAAAGGATTTAGAGAGAATCCTTTTTTCTCAGGAGTTCCATAACGAGAGTTATATAGTGCCATTTCAGCAGCTAATTGTTTATCTCTTTTTTCTATGGATAGCATTTTATTATCTACCTTTATTTATCGGTCCAATAGCTTAAGTCCATATTTCTCTCTAATCTTATTCAAATTTTCATTTTGAGCAGAAAAGATAGTTCTTTTTTCTAGCTTCTCTTTAATAAAATTCTCCCACTCTTCATCTTCTAGTAAGTTAGCATTAAAGGCTTCTTCTGGGGAGTAAGTAGTTACATTGTCAGCAGAGCCTTCTTCCATAATAGCCATTGCTCCTGATTTAACCCAGTTATCTTTAGCAGCATCTATGTTATTCTTCAAGTCATCTCTATAATTACCTGCCATTGTTTTATCTACAGTACCATCACTCGCTGTAAAGTAAGAATATATATACCTAAGCGCGCCTGTAAAAGTAGTAGGAGGTACTTCACCAGTAGGTATATTGTTTATAGCAAACCATTGCTGTATTGTAGCTGCCTGTCCACCATCAGCAGGACTCATAACAAACTCACGATTTAACTTACTACCATGCTTTATCATTACATTCTGTAACTCAGCAGATTCTGTAGCTAATTCTGCTGTAGCTAATTGAGCATCTCCTACAGCTTGTTCTGTAAGCATCTTCTGGAGTTCTGCTCCTTTCTCTGGATTAATAGCCATTACTGCATCTACAGCAGCTCGCCTACCAGAGTCTGTTTCAAAGTCAGCACTAGAATATATCTGCTTTAGCATGTCTTCTTCATCTTGAAAACCTGCTAGCTTACCTATCCCTTCCAGCATGCCTCTACCTGCTTCGTACTGTCCTATCATAAAAGCATTAGTATCTCCGTAGTTACCTGCACTATTTACAGGGACAGAACTGATATCAAACATTCCCATTATCTCTTCTCCTTATAAATTGCTGTATACATTCTTTGATAAATATGAAGCTTGAGCAGGAGTCTTTGGACCTGCGCCTCCATATTGTGTATTGTTAGCTCCAGAACCCCAAGCATAGCCTCTAGTATCTCCATAGCCTTTAAAATCTCTAACTGCTTGTCCCATACCCATATACCTACCTGCTGTGCCTTTAGCAGCAGCTGAATAAGCTCCAGATAAATACTTAGAACCTAACATACCTGCTTGTGAAGCTATTTCAGCTTGTTTTAAACCTACATTAGCGTACTCTAAAGGTAATTGTCCTAACTGAGCTGCTCCAGATACATCTTCATTCACTCTGGTTCTGTATCTATCTATCATATCTTGCACTCTATCGCTAGCTGATTGTCTAACTTGCAAATTAGTAGTTCCTTGAGCTTCTCTTAGAGCTTGTGCTTGTCCCATGCCTCCTGTAGAACCTAGCATACCTCTAGCTACCAATTGAGCATCTAACTGTTCTCTAGATGCTTCTTGTTCTGGTCTAAGAAGAGCCATCTGTTGCTCATAGTACCTATTTTCTGCTGTAATTGGGTCAGCTTCTATACCTGCTAAGTATCCTCTATTAGCATCAGCAGAAGATATCATAGCATCTTGCTGTTTCTGGAAAGTATCAGATAATCCTAATCCTATTGCTTTACCATCTTGGTCAAACTTAACCCCACCTAAAGAACCAGCTACATCCCATCCAGTTGCAGAGTCTAAAGCATATTTAGCTGCTGTTTCTTGTCCAGCTAAATTCTCTGCTGCTGCTTTTTTAACTCCTTTAGCTTGTATAGCACTTGATATTGCTCCTGCTATTAAACTCATTGCATCTGCCATTCTATTCTCCTATGCTGTGCGTTTCCAAAAATATACTACGATGTATGGTTGTACAGCGTTGCCTGTGTGAGTGTGTCCACCACCACCACCTGTTGATGAAGTGGTTATAGTACCTTGATTTGTTTTCATACTAGAACCTGTAGCTCCTGAGAAAGAACCCGCACTACTTCCATCTACTTGTTGTACAGTATGCGTATGGCTTGGTATTTCAGAAGATGTAAGTGTGTGACTTCCTGTAGTTGGTGTTTTAGAACCACCAGTTTCATTTACTGTATCAAAGTCTGAATCACCAGAATCTAATCCTACAAGTACCTTACCTGCTCCAAAGGCTGCCCAAGTCGTTCCACCGATTGCTGCAACAACTGCTGCTGAATCAGCATAAACTGTAGTTGTAGTAAATATTGCACCTACTGGATAAGCTGCTGCATTAAGAGCATCTGCTGCTGTCTTTACAAAAGCTGTACTTGCTGCTTGTGTTGTATTTGTTCCTTCTGCTGCTGTAGGTATAGTTGGAATTCCAGTTACAGTTAAAGTACCTGCTACTGTTGCGTTATTTGCAGCAAAATCCTCTCCACTATCACCATTTAAATCAGCTTTAGAATTAACTGCTGTTCTTACTGTTGTAAATTCAGAATTAAAGTCTGAACCAGATATTACTTTCGCAGCATCACTATCTGAGAGAGCATCTTTTCCTGACCAATTGACTGCTAAAGTATAATTACTCATCGTATTTTCCCTTGTAAAGATATAATTGATAAATCTTGAATAGAAGCATCATAGCCATTAGATACAATGCTCATGTTTAGTTTTAATGTTTTAGCACTACCTGTTAATGGAGTCTTATATTCTTGTAAACCATAAATAGGTGTATATTTAACATCTCCCCATAAAGAAGTAGCTGCTCCATATAAAGCAGTAGTGCTAGTAGCAGCAGGCTTTAAAGTTATTTCAGTAGTACTAGAAGAACTCATACTATAATCTTTGTACCACCTAACTCCTAATGTAGCTCCTGAGCCACCTTCAAGTACAAGTATTAACCTCTTTAATATAGCAGCAGCTACTGAATCACCCATAGGTATCCATATGGAATCAACATTAGCGGTGATACCAGAATTAGTATAACTAGCTGCCGAGCTAACCCAAGCCAAATCCGTATCAAAATATCCTTCATAACCTGCTATTCCACCATCCTTTTGTCCTACTAATAAACCAGAGTACAATTCTGTTTGAATCATACTAGCTGGTTCCCTATCACTATCAAAGCTCCATGTTGTTACCCTAGGTACTTTATTAGGAGTAAAGTGTTTAAAATCAAATGCGTATGTGATGTTCTTCTCTGTAAAAGTAAGAATATAAACACCTTCATCCTCTAAATAAACTGATTTAACAGCAGTACTTTGTCCTATATTTCTTATTAAAGTATCTTTTATATTAGCACTATAGTCAGTTAAAGGTACTTTATCTTTCTCTGTAGTACGATTAAGTGAGCGTAATCCTGTAGCTGATAGGAATACTAAATCATCTCCTACTGCTTGTACTGAATCTCTATTAACTAAACCTACACCACTTATAACTTCATTTAATGACATATTAGTTACATCATCAGGGTTATCATATATAGCTATATTGTTTTTACCAAAGATAACTAATTGTCCAAAGAAAGGAGCAATGTTTATTATCTCATCATTATCCCAAACTTTCTTTAAGTCTAATAATCCTGAACCTGAACCTGTATAATCATCCCCATCTAATAAAACAGAGTAATACATTACAGCTTTTTCTTCTGTTACTCCTCCTACAAACATTCTACCATAAAAACCCATACCGCAACTAGGGTCAAATGTAGTTAAACCTGAAGGCTTCGTACTGTTATTAAAAGCCGCCCATTTAGAACCAGAGCCTAAAGCTCCATCATATCTTTGAGGTACTATACCTGCGTGAAAACAATGTAGTCTTTCATTAAAGTTTATAAACTGCCAATTACCTGAACTACCTGAAACGGTATGCTTAACATCAGCACCGCTACTAGGAAAAGCAGCATTAGGAGCTGTAAAATCAATTGTATAAATACTAGTACCATGACTAGCAAATATCTT